AGTTTTAAAATCGTTCTGGGCTGCATCAGCTCGCTTCTCAGCCTCTATTTTTTGCACTCGTTGCGAGTTACCCCACTGGAATAAAAACCAAACAAAGGCCAAAAGAACGCCTATTGCAGCGAGTTTCCAGTTGCGGATTAAAAAGGCTTGTATCATAGTGTAAAATAAAGTTTAACCTCCTTTTCACGTCTGCCTATTATTTCAGGAGGCTTGTTGAATCTTAAAAATGCCTCCCTGATTGTTGAATCGTTTGGATTTGCGTTAATCCTTTTTAAAAGAGTTGATCGTTGAAGGTTGCCAACGCCTACGTTATAAGTGAACGATACCAAGGCATTGAATTGATTTTGGGTTAGTTTAGTTTTAACAAAATCATTTACCTGATCTTCAAAGTATTTCAGAGTAATTTTAAACAACTCGTTTGCTGTTTCTTTTGTCAATGGTTTATCCTGCATTGTTACCTTTTTGCCGTTCGGGTAATAGGTGTTACCATATCCAATAGTCGGTATGCCTACCGTGTCTAAATACGGTTTTGATCGGTAGCCTTCGCGCTCGTGCAGGAAGTCTATTCCTGCTTGGTCAACCTTCATCGTTATCAAATTGATTGTAAAACCATTTTAAACCCAAAACCACCGCAATCACCCAGAAGGTAATTAGCCAAATCATTTCTTGAAAATCTTTATCAGTAAGTCTAGCAATGAATTAAAACTAATCCTGTAAAGGACATACTCACCAATCTTTTCGCCTGATATTGCAATAACCCCTATAATTAAAGGTTGCATTTCGTGACTAAAAGCCCCGGAAACATAGTCGCTAAAAAGGTAAGCAGATCCTATGCCTGTGATAAAACTTGAAATAGCTACTCCAAAAGTAATTTTGTTCTTTCTTGACTGGACTGCCAGCTTTATGGAGATTGCAACCATCGCCCAAATCAAAGGCTTTAAAACCCATGTTTTAACCTCGTGGTTTAAGTTCTCTAACATATGTGTAACCAGCTATGAATAATGAAAAAAATATTAAAACCACATCGCTTTTCAAATACCAAGTGATTCCCATTAGCTTGTCAACCGCGCTGCCAAAAGAAAGGCAAAACATAAAACAGGCAACGGCTCTCATAATCTTTTCGGATAGTAAGAACGTCAATAAAAAGAAAGCCGCAAACATTAGCTCATAGACTTGATGTCTGACTTCATCGCGCTCGATATACTTATAGTAATCAGTCGCAGCGGTCGGGTATAAGCTATCTAATACTATTGAATTAAGTATAAATGCTGCACCTAAAAGTATGAGTATAGTTAGTTTCAATTTTTTGGTGGTGGCGGGGGTGGTAGATCAGGATTGACCGTTTCACTTCTATTTATTGGCGTTTCGTTAGTGCCTGTTTTTTTTTTAAAAACGGCTAAAACCGCCCCGAATATCTGTTTGAAAAGATCGTCTGTCATAAACAGAAGAAGCAAGCCTATAAAAAGCATAACGCCCGGAATCCAATCGGAGTAATGAACTTCTTGTTTTAACGTGAAGAAAAGAGGTGCAAGATACTTGACCGAGTACATCACAAATGAAAGGACTACAAATAAAATCCCCGGCCATGTGGTCATCGGGTTTTTCTTTGGGTTTGAATTTTCTACTAGTGTTGACATTTTAGTTTATGTTTATAGTTGGTTCTAAATGTTAAGGTAATGGACTCCATGCAGGTCTGTTTCCGAAAAATTCTACCTCCTTAGCGTCTGCCGCTAACTGGAGGTCTGCTGTAAGCTCCGCCCCTGTTTTATCGCTTTGAGTTGATGTTGAAACTTCTGCAACAGCGTTTTCAACAGTGCATGATGTAACTAGATTATAAAGTGTTTTTGACTCGTCTTCTGGAAATGGTCCGACAACCTCAACTTGCCACGTTCCGTTTCTGTTAGTGTCCTGAGTTGTGAAATCTGAATTTGTCTTGATAGCATTTTCCCAGTTTGATGTATGTGTATCAACAGCATCCGAAAACGCCTGACTTGGATAAGGAGTAGCGGTTACCCACTGGCTGTTTTCAAAAGCACTGTGGTTTACATTGATTACTACATTTAGGTTGTAGGGAATGATTGGTGTTCCCTCAGATACAATTGTGAAAGTTGCCATAGTTTTATTTTTTTTTAGTTGTGTATAGTGAATCCGGTTACATCGTTCAAGGTAATTGCGGTGTTATCAGTCGTGCCCCTACCTCCAGTTATTGCTACCGTGATAGCTGTTCCAAAAGCAATACCTCCTTCAAAAGAGATAAACACAGGGTTACTGCTCAATGGTATTGGAATGTCAAGAGTTGCTGGGGTAGTCCCCAATGTTGGGGTTACAACGTTAAAAACTTTTAAGTATCGAGTTGCTGCGTTTGAGTTTACAAGTAAAAACCCTATCAATCTTCCTGCGCTACCTTTCACAGTTTGAATCGCTGGCGTAGCCGGTGAGTTTAAAATAGTTGGTGTACCTGCGCCAGTTGCGTTAGTTCGGTATTGAAAGCCTACGTCACCAATAGCTGCGGTTCCAGCAACAAGTGCTGGCTGTGTAAAAGAAACCGGCTGCGTGGCCGTTGCATTTCCTCCAACAAGCGTTACAGGCAACCCTGCGGTATTGGTTAATAGCGTGCTGACATCTGTAATCGAAACAGGTGTGTTTGCATAATTTGTTACGTTCACCGCTCCAATTGTCCAGGTAGTTGTACTTGCTGGTGCTGTCGATCCGTTTGCTATTCTTATCTGCAATCTTAGATTAGAATCATCAGGTATATTCTCTTTTCTATCTGCCCGTATTACTTGCTGAATTCCAGTGCCGGATGCCGCCAGCATGTCTGCAAACGTGGCTATCAAGTCATTGCCATTAACAATAGCGATATGCCCTGGCGATGCCGTGGTATTAATAGTTGCGTTGGTAGCGCCAAGTGCGTAGCCTCTTCTTTGCGTGTCGAAGTTTACGTTGGTGGCAGTTGTTCCTGTGTAGTGAAGCTGATAGTAAGCATGGCCAAAAGCTGAGCACGTACCTGTACCTACAGCAAAGCCTGACACGGTAAAGGTTACATCATTGCCAGAAACAGATGCAATAGGATAACGGCCTGAAAGAAACGTACCCGTTCCGGAGAATAACCCGATGTACATCGTTTGCCCAACGTTTGCCGATGTAAAAGGATTGCTTGGTATTGTAACAGTCAATGCTGTGGCCGACCCAATTGAATAGCTGAGCCCATCGCCTATCACGTCAACCAACTCCACGAAAAAGTTATTGTTTACAATCCGTTGAGATAGCGTTGAGCGCACCCTCATTAAAACGCCACCCTTCCATGAATCGTTTGACCTGATAATTGTTTCTGATCTCGCAGTAGTCCCGGATGTTATTACAAGGTTTGAGCCAGTCTGATTCACGCCCATGCCCGTACCAATAGACCCAACCACCGCGCCCCATGCCGGATCGACTGAGTTGGTAGTGTTAAGTGCAAAGCCTATGCGGTCAATATGTGCTGGCGCTTGCCTAACTACTGGCCCAAATTCGTCACCCTGAGGAGGTACGTTCAATCGAGTGCCTGCACCGTTATAAGGTGGCCCAGCTTGACCAAATGCAGCCGTTGAAATTAAAAGTAAGAAAAGTATTTTTTTCATGTTTAGTTAGTTATAATCCATCTTCCATCGATTCGCTCCATGTGACATGGCACATTGTAAAGTAATTCCGTTACTACCGTTACCCGATCCGCTAGGTAAACAGTTTCACCCGTGAAGCTCCAAACTCTTGTATCTTCTGTATTGTAGAACTTCATTACATCTCCATTTGCGCCTGTGGGTATTGTTATCACTCGGTTAGCCGATGCAACCCCGTCTAAGATGTTGTGAACTCCGTTAACCGTGGCCGTAAAGTTCGCATCCGTGGCGTTGGCTACAAGTGTGGAAGGTGCGTAGTAAGTGCCACCACCTCCACCAGCAGGAGCAGCCCAAGTCGGTATTCCACCAGCAACAGTTAATACTTGTCCGTTTGTGCCAATTGGTAATCTAACCTCATTACCAGATGAATTTCTATATGGTATTCCACCAGTAGCATCTGAACCATAGTTAATTGTCCAAGTAGAACCGTTTATATTTAATCTTAAATCACTAGCAACAATGCCATTTGTTGATTTCGTATATAGCGCAAAAGAATTGTTCGCTCCAGAAATATTTTTTGCTAAACTTATTTGAGCAGATGCACTATCAGTATTTAAACAGTTAAAAATTGCACCGTCTAATGTGTTCCCTCTAATTGATGATTGAAATGAAGGGGATAAAATATCCATGATGTATCCATTAGCCGGTGAAATCGAAAGACCACTTGATGCAGTGGCAGCAGAATTAAATGTGCTAATTACAAACGCAGAAGCGTCTCCTTTAAAATTACCATAAAAAAACAGGGGTGAATTTGTATTACCTATTTGGATGCTCCCTGTTTTGTCTGTCTGGGCATCTATAACAAGATCGCCTGTCATCACATTGACTCCACCATTTCCAGCAACCAAAATATTACCATCAAAATCTGGTAGCGTGTAAGTCCTAGCCGCACTATTAGTATTTGTAAACTGTGACGTAAACGTATTAGCTACGTTTCTCATTCCTAAAGTGCCGTCTAGGAAAGTTTTAAGACCTGTATTTGTTTGAGTTGAGGCAAGTACCATGTCGCCCCCACTTACATAATTAGCCCAACTTCCTGAGTGAAATATTCTTGTTATCTTAGTCCCTGCTACGCTATATCCAGTACCTCCTACCGTTCCAGTTCCGTTTCTTATAAACACCGTAAACCCTTTACCCTCTACTGGTGTGGGGTCTGTAAAAGTTGCACTAGCTACCACCGTATAAACTGCATCGTTTACGGCTGTTGTGTTTGAGCTTACTACTATGGTATTATTAGGCCAAAGCGAAACGGTTGCCTTTTTGTTTATGCCTCCTTGTACGATTGGCACTATTTCCGTTCCCGTTAAAGAAGTAGCGGCAGGCATATCCGAAATTTTGACAGACCCCTGACTAAACGCTTTAATAGAAATTAATAAAAAGAAAAGTATCTTTTTCATTCTGGTATTATTACTTGTCCGTCCTCTGTTGTTATGTTGAACCCGTCCTCGGTTATTATTCCTGTTAGAACTGCTCCCGATGCGGTTACAAATTTAAAGACTTCATTTATAAATCCCGACTTGAAAGAGTCAGAAATTTTGCCAATGGTAAATGAATCGTCTATTACTCCGTAAACGATTTTATCCGTCATGGTAATGCTTTTCTAACGTTACCGTAAACTCTAACCTCGTTTATTCCGTTCCTGATTACCGTTCCATCCGCAAGTTTCACCACTATCTCATAATAACATTGCTTCAATGTGATGTTGGTGTCCGTTGCTGTAAAAGTAATATTGCAACGCCCGGCTAATGGTGTAACTATTGTAATGCCACTACCTACCGATTTGCTAAACAATGCCTCGCTGTCTAGGTCTTCAGGTCTTTTTTTTACGATGCAGTAAATTGTCGCGCTGGTAATGTCAGCCGCTACCGTCTTAGTCTGGTCGGTGTAAACCGTTGCCTCTATTGTCAAACTTGACCCTCTTATAAATGCCTTTTCCATTACGCGCTAAAAAAGTTTAACCCAAATTCTGTTTCGTCTTTTCCGGATGAAACATTGAATAAAGGATAGGTGGTTTGGTTATCACTTACAAAATCAATCAATCTTGTTTGGTAGCTATTGGCCACGTCTTTAAGTTCTGTCACTAACGCCCCGATTAATCTCTGATCTACGGGCTGCGATCCTTCGATATTCTTTTGAGTGATGCCAAAAGATGTAATATTTACCGCGTTGTTTTGCACAATCCGAGCCAAAGCAAAGTAACAAAGCATAGGTTTTAAGCCAGGAAAGAAAATAGTATATCCGTCCTTTGTGTAGGTTTTGCCGTTCAAAAGTTCACGATACTTGGTAGTCTCAATATTTGTAATCAGGTCATAGAAAAAAGCATCTCCCATAATAGGGCGAAGGTCATTCTCTTGAGCCTCGGTTATGTACGGGTCAACCCTTTGCGGGTCTAACTGCGCCAATGGCCGAACCTCTTTTATATCTTGTATAGTGATTATGTTAGGCATTTACTATTGGTTGTTCTGGATCGTCTCCCAATAAAGTCAATATTTCGTCATCGCTAAAACCGAAAGCGGCTTGTAAATTTAGTTTAGCAGTTTTCCAATTTACCTCACCGTTTTCGTATTCCCTCAACATTCGCTTATAGTTCTGGTTTTGTCTGCCAGTCATATTAGTAAGTGTTGAATTTGCTGCTGTGATCGGCTGCGCCCCTTGCGCTGGCAACGCTCCCGCTACATCGTACACCTGTGGCTTAATAGTAAAGTCTGAATTTATAGGTGTATTCCAAAACTGGAAAACTTTTTTGAAAATTCGTGAAAGCTCTACGCGCTCGTCACGTGTAACCGCGTTGTAATAAGTGTATGCGTCTTCGATTTGTTGACGATTGAACATACCCGTATCAGGTTGCTTTCCGACAATTTCAATAGGCATACCATAACATTGAAGGATAGATTTCTCAATCCAGTTCAATGTAAATTGAAACATAGTATCGTTGTTCTGCAGGTCGGTCTTTGCCAGTAGGTCACCTACTTTGATGTCCTTAGTTCCTGCTTCGATGACCATTGTAGAGCCAGCGCCTGGACCTCCTTTGTTTTCTTGAAGCCTTTTTTTGAATTTATTCCTTTCCGTATCGTCTGCAAATGTTCCGGGGTAAACAAAGATATGACCAGCCGAAAACCCGTTAGCGGTTTGGTTCAACGCGTAAAGCATTATCTCTGCTTGCGTTTGGGCTATCTCAAAAACAGAATCAAAAGAACACAAAGGATATTTATTTTTATCCGGTGTCCAGTACATAATTTGCCCTTTGTAACCCTCCACCCCGTACTCGGCAAACTCTTCCGCTAGATGTTCAGGGTCTGGATCAAACTTGTCATAGAAAACTATCTCGCGTGGTTTTTGTTCTTTGTTATAGTCACGCTCCCAGTTGGTAGAATAGGCAATCTTATCCACGTTGCCGTCATCGTCTGCTATTCCTAACCGGCAATATTCAAATGGAATAGGCTTGATTGATGCAATGGTATAGTTTAGATTGTAGTTGATATGCCATGCTAACCCACGGCTCCATGACTTTGCAAAGGCAGAATGATCTAAAAGCTCGCGGCCAGTGATAGCGTCAAGCCCCTCACCGCAAACAATCAGATCGTTTAGTTCTTGCTGTTCAAATCCTTCACCATTAAGAAAACCGGCTTTTTTTGGAATGATCCCGGAAAGCGTATAGCTCCGGTACATTGTCTCTAAGGCACGTTGAGGGTATAGGTTATCCGTGTCGAACGATTGCACGTTGTCAACATAGCGAAGACCCTGCGGCAATCGCTTAACCAATACTTCCCGGCCTTTAATGATCATTCAAAAATGGATTTGATAGCTTTTTCTTTGTCGAATCCTTCCAGCGTGTCCCAGAATTCTAGAATTGCATAGGCATCGACATCGGTAAAGTCTTCTTTTGTAATTTGCTTCCAGCCGTCACCGTTTGGAACAGATACAACAGCAAAGCGAGGCTTTAAAGTTTTTGCCAACGCTTCATTTTCGGTGTTACTCTTTTTCTCCTTTGCCATTTGACTTTACTTTTGGTTCATCTTCAGTTACTACAAATCTTGGCACTAATGCAGGGTGATTTGCTTTTACCCACTCGTACCTCTCCCATGTAAGGGACTCTTTTGTAATGTCAGCTGCGCGACCTTGAAAGGTAATACGCTCTGTTTCGTCTTTCAATTTTACTTGTGCCATATTGTTTTTAATTTGAATTTTTAAAAAAAAGGGGCAAGGCTCATATTTAAACCCCGCCCCTCTTCCAACTTCTATGAAAACCTAAACCCCTATTCCTTACGAAGTCACTAGAGCAATAGTCAACGCTACGCCTCTTGTGGTCGTTACTTCTAGTTTGTGGCTACATCCAGCCGTTACCGCTACCGAAGAAGCTATTGTAATGTTCGTGTTGGTGATACCTGACAACGAGGTTTGAGTTACTCTTGCCCCTGTGTTTTGGTTTACCCACACCGCGCTTATCACTTGGCTCACTCCAGCGCCTCCGAAGAAGTTTGTACCCGTTACGGTTACCGCTGTACCCCCTGCTGATGCAATCGCTGTCACGTTTAGTGAAGTGATGCTAGGCGGGAATGTCAAGCCTTGTACTAATGTTCTGGTCGTAGCGTAGTCGGTAGATAATACCGTTTGCTGCATCTTATTTTCTTCCTGTCCGTCAATTGATGCAAGACTTACTTTAAATACTCCACCGTTTTCGTTTGATGAGTACAAAGTACCTGGAACCACTGACAAACCTGCATCCGCCCCGTAAAGCTCGAACGTGTTAGAATCTTTTTTACGCTTCTCAACGAACGCGCTCAAAGAACCGCGACACATACGCTCTAAGTTCTGACGTTGTACTGGGCTAACATCATAAACAACTAAGTCCACCATGTGCTTATACATCGGGCCTGTATCGGTCTGGATCAAGTCAATCTTAGTCTTTACCGAATCTTTGAACCCTTCAAACAAGTAAGCCGGCTTATTTGTCGCCAGAGTTACGTTTGTAATTAGGGTTGCAGACGCGTTATAAGTGATAGACCCAGCGTTCAAATCGTCTTTGTTGACCAGAACGAGGTAAGGTGAATTACCCGGCTGTGGTAGGTTCTGGCAATCGTAGATCGCCCCTCCTCCTATTTGATCGCATAGTGCCATCTTATAAAGTCACTAACATTGTTTGTGAATAGACGTGCAGTTTGCCGTCCAAGAAAACACACTTAGCCAAACCTGTTCCGTTGATAGGTATTACCCATGTAGCGGCTATCGCAGGGCGAAACAAAGTCCCCCAAGTGATAGTACGGGCTGTTCCGTCACACGTCACACAAATGTTAACCTCGTCACCGTCTTCGTAATCTCCACGAGTCACAATGTTTGTTGCATTGAGTGTCAATGCGCCTGTGAGTTGTGCAAATTGTACGAAGTGCTTTAGCGCGCGTCTTGGAGGACGTGGCATCTCAAGTGTTGCAGCGTAAGCGATGGCAGCTCCGTTAGAGCTGATCGCCTCACCACCAAATGAGTTATTGTCATTTTGATTTGAAAACCTTGTTGTTACTGGCATATTCTTGAATTAAGAAGGGTTATACAATACTAATTCTTCACCGAAACCGTAGTTCACATCTAAGCTAAAATTTGCTTTGATGAAATAAATGTCACCTTCAGGGCGGTATCTTTCGATCTTGATGTTATCAACATCCGAGTTAGCATTCATTCCAGCTACCAAGTTTGAGCTTTGGCTGTTAGAAGCCTTTGCAAACAAAATCCTGTTAGTAGGGAAAGTGCTGTAATGCTTGATAGTCATACCTTTGAAGGTAGTTACAGGCGAATTCAACGAATCAGGAGTAGGGCCCTTTGTTGATATTGCAATCAAAGCATCCTGATAAAAACGGAAATCACGTGTGCTCATGTGCAAAGTACCGTCAGCATCGGCAAACAACGCATCAGTGATAAGAGCGTGTGTAGCTGTCAACTGGGCAATGATGTTAGCGGCTGTTAAGTTACCCGCTGGGGTTACTTTTG